CTACCCACTTGACAACTTATAGATTAGGTTTAATCTATGCAGTAATTTGATAGGAAAAATGTATGGCTGTGCCACAACAAGACCTGATGAAAATGATTAAAAGCCAACGGGATGGAGCAACCCCAGGCGGAATGGTCGAAGTAAAAGATGAAGAAGCGGTGTTGTCCGATGCGACAACCCCACCCATGGCAGCTCCCATGTCAACACCCGAACCCAAGATGGGCAGTAAAGAATCCGCTATGCTGAATTTATCCATGGCGATGGATTTGCTCAATCAAAGTTTGCCTGGCATTGGCGTGAACTCTGCTGAAGGCAAGCGTGTCTTAGATGCAATCCGTGTGATTACAGGGATTCTTGGACCAAACAAAGAGCGTACCGATGAATTGCAACCGACTGAAATTTTAAATATGTTGCAAACTTTACCTCAAGCGGGTGGCGCAACACCTGAGAGTAAAGCAATGACCTCTGCGCCAGCGATTCCTGGCATGATGCCAACCCCGCCAGCAATGCCTAGCGGTGGCGGTATGCCATTACCTCAACCCATGTAAAGGAAATTATTATGGAACTGTTTAAACCCCGTGGTGCTTCTGCTCCTCGCAAACCAACCGACAATAACCAAAAGAACGGACAAGTAATCAATACTCCCCGTTATTCTCAATTTGGTGGCTTGTCTGCATCAAACAAAGCTGGTAGCAAAAACATGATGACCATGAGCCAGCCTGGTGATACCAAAAAAGTCATCTAACGAAAAAAGGGGATAAAGATGAGCTTAGAAGATATTAGTTTAGAACAGCGGGATGAATTAGCCCTCTTGATGAAAGAGTTGGCTGAGAATCCTTCTACTCGTAAAGAAGCATTGCGTTTAACAAAACGCTTGCGCCCAAACTTGCCCATACCTGAACTCGAAATCGAGGACTATACTGAGCAAAAAGTAAGCGCTGCTGAAGATCGGGTCATGCAATTGGAAGCCAAGCTGAAAGAAAAAGAAGCGTTGGAAGAATTGCAAAAGCGCAGAGATAGATTGATTAAAAAAGGTTTAGCTAGTTCGGATGATGATATTCAACAGATCGAAAAAATTATGCTTGAGAAGAACATATCAAACCACGAAACGGCTGCCGAGTATTTTGATTGGATGAAACAAGCTGCTGTGCCTACACCATCTGGCTACAACCCAAGTCCGTTAAAAGGTTTTGACCTGAATAACTATTGGAAAAACCCAGTACAAGGTGCTAGAAACGAAGCAGCAAAAGCATTGGCTGAATTGCGTAAAAACACTCGACCAATTGGTATTTGAAGTTTGCAGTAATAGGGGATATTTAGATTTTTGTTTGGAGATAAACTATGCCTATAGGCGGCGGTATTCTTCCAGCAGCGGGTACATCGCAATATAACGAACTTACTTATGTAACTCGTAGAGCGTTTATCCCCAAACTGGTCGTACAACTTTATAACAGCACACCCTTGATGGCTGCGTTGATTGCAAATAGTCAACAGGCTTCAGGTGGTGTATCCCAGGTAACTGTGCCAGTACAAGGCGCTCAGTTCGTTAACGCACAATGGTCTGATTACTCTGGTAGCTTTACGCAACCATCAGTACAGCAAGGTGCATACAACGCTGAGTTCAACCTTAAACTGATGATTGCTCCTGTACCATTCCTCGGGATGGAAGGTGCTGTACAGCAAGACTATGCAATTATTCCTCTCATTGAAGCTCGTATGAACGATGCAACCAATGTGATGATGGATGCAATGGCGACTGCTTTGTACACCAACTACACGAACACTCAACAATTTATTGGTTTGCCAGGCGCAATTGACGATGGTACTAACATGGGTACATACGGTAACATTAACCGTAGCACCTATACTTGGTGGCAATCGAAGGTTTACAACGCTGGATCAGTCAACCCAACTCGTCAAAATATCCTTCAGTACATTTCTGGAACTGTTAAAAACGGTGCAGAAGTGCCTACTTTTGGTGTTTGCGGATTTGGTACTTGGACACTATTGGCTCAAGACTATGTTGGTCAAGAGCAGTATGTGATTACCCCAGGTAGCGGTTTTGACAGCGATACCAATGGACCACAAGCAGCTTTCCGTGCTTTGATGGTCGCTGGTGTACCTATTTATCCAGACCCTTATTGCCCAGAGGGTGTTGTCTATTTCATTAACTCGAACTACTTGAGCTTGTATATTCACGATCAAGGTAGCTTTGTGTTTACTGGATTTGAAAGCACTCTACCAAACTGGCAGATTGGTTATGTTGGCGCTGTCTTGATGATTGCCGAATTGGTAAGCACCAAGCCGAAGTCAATGACCAGAGTGTCTGGCTACAACTCTATTTCGTTATAAGGAGAACTAGTCATGGCACTCGGCTTAAATAAAATCCTGATCTCAGGTAGCGCAACCAATACGCCTGGAGCTTATTGGCAGCTTACAACCATTGCTGCAACTACCGCTGGTACAACCGTTCCCGCTGGTACTTACATCATGTTTGCAACTGCTAATGTGATTATCCAAGCAGTATCGGCATATAACACAACTACAAGCACAGCAACCTACAGCAATGTGGGCGCTATTAATGTGGGTGGTGTTGTAATCTCTGATGGTGTAAATGTCCGCTTGCTAGCAACTACCAACGCTACAGTAACCTTGGCTACTGTAAACGGTGGTGAAGCTGCTTCTGGCACTTACAACGATTAAGGAGAGAAACAATGGCTAACCCCAATGCAGTAGGTAATCTTTACCTAAACAGTTTTGGATACGGCTTGATTGGAAAATTAACTGCGCAATCCCTAGCAACAACGGGAACTGCGCAGATTAAGATTCCTCTCGTATCAGGCGGGTTAACCAACGGTGGTGCAACTGGCAATTCTGGTGGGGTGATTATCCGTCAAGTCACGGTGCAAAACCCCTCTGGAACTGTTGCAAGTGCAGATATTGGTATTAGTATCTCTAGTGCTGGAAACATGGGAGCAGCCAATGTGGTTGTTGCCAATGTAACCTTAACGGCAGTAAGCGCTGCTGGCAAATACCAAGATTTAACTATTGCATATCCAGCGAACACCGTTGTTTCTGGCGCATCAACTCAAGCTCTATATGTAAATGTCAATACCGCTTCTGGTAATGCCAACACCGTAGATATTTGTGTGTTTGGACAAGTGGTGAGCTTCTAATGATTTATGTAACCAATAACTCCGACCAAGACCTAAGAGATGGCTTCGGTGGAGTATTTTATGACTTTAAAAAGGGTGCAACTGTAGAGATTTCAGAGGAAGCTGCCCGTCATATTTTTGGTTACGGTAAAGAAGATAAGACCACCCACTTGGCTAGATTGGGTTGGATAAAAACCGCTAATGATTTTCAAGAAGGTTTGGATCGTTTAGCAAAATGGGATTTATCTACTCAAGCGCCTAAAAAGAACCAATCGTTATCCCCGTTGGTGGAAAGAGTACCCCTACCTTCCCAAAAGAGGGCGGGGGGAAAAGTCCTCTCGGTGGCAGCATGACTTATGGAGTTTAAATGGCAACTCTATCGACTTACATTACGGAAGTCAGACGATTACTCCATGATGCAACAGGAAACTTTTATACCGATTCACAATTAACAGACTACATTAATAGTGCTAGAGATCGTGTAGTCCGTGATACTGGATGTTTAAGAATGATCCAGATCGTACAAACTCCAGCAAAAGTTCCAGCTTCATCGGCTTTAAATAGCGTAACGCCAGCAAATCCAACTGCTTGGGCAGCAAGCACTAGTTATACAACTAGTCAATTTATTTTTAGCAATATATTTATTTATCAAGTAACTACGGCTGGCACATCGGGTACAACTCCCCCACCATATCCACAAAGCACACAAAATAATATTACCAATTACCCGCCATCAACTGAGTTTTTTAACGGTACGGCTGGATTAACTTATGTGGGTAATTGCGAGAACATTTACTACGCAGCAATGCCTTCTGGTGACCGAACGCTAGATATTATTAATATCAACTTATACTGGGGTAACACCCGTGTGCCGTTAGATTATTTGGCTTGGACAGATTTTAATGTGCGTTTACGCTTTTGGCAAAACTACATTGGCAGACCTCTGGCATTTAGCAATTACGGGCAAAGCAATATCTATATTGGACCAATTCCAGACGAAGCCTATCAGCTTGAAATTGATACGGTTATCTTGCCATTACCATTGGTAACCTCTAGTGAAGAAGATACAATTAAAGACCCCTATACCAGCTCGATTAAATTTTACGCAGCTTACCTAGCCAAGTATTACGAGCAAAGTTATGGTGAAGCTGAGATTTATAAACAAGAATACAACAAGCAAACTGCATCGGTACTTACTTCCGTATTTACCCGCAGAATCCCAACGCCTTATAGCTCACCCTACTAGCCATGGCAGCAGCGGAACAGAAAAAGTCCTATGCCGTTATCAAACAGTTTAGAGGGCTAAACACCAAGGCTAACCGTACAGCCATTGATGAGAGTGAATTTAGCTGGATTGAAAACGCCCAGCCGATTGGGTACGGCAATGTCAAAATTATTCCTACTAATAGCAATGTGATGGCTGGCGCAAATACCGTTGTTTTTGCCAATACCGTAACCCATTTATCATCGGTCAATATTGGTTTAAATGATTATGTTGTTGCTTTTATGCAAAATGGATCAGCCCAGTTCTTTAATATCACAACC